TTTAATTTTTGTGTAAAGTGGCGGAGGGCAGGGAGGTTCCCCTCCGCCTATTCACTTACTTAGTTATTCGATTTGAATCGACTAAGTTTGTGATAGTTTCGTAATCAGATGTAGCATCAGCCTCAATTAGCCTATCTCCAAAGACCACATTCGTATCGACAGTTAAATCGCTCACTGCAGTGATCTCAAAACTATCGCTTACCTGATCTGCAAAAATTTTCTTGTGTAAATTTGTGCAAAGGTAAAAGTCCGTCGACAAACTTGGATCTGTTGTTTCATTTGTCCAAATTCGCGAACGTACTTCTGTGTACGCGTCATTGCTTGGTCGATAAAACTTACCGCCAACCATTATTTGATCACGGTTGTACTCGTGATTTAATGGCGCGTATCCTAATGTTGCATCTGGTGTACTATGATTAACGTCCAAATGATTTTTCGACACCTTTGAAATCTTCTCAGGGTCAAGGCTGTCTCTAAGTGCATTAGGTAATTGATCTGTATCTGTTGTGTATAAAAAGTAATCCTTTTTACGTTCCCAAATACGCTCTGGCGCTATTTCTAATGTTGTCATTACAACACCACCAACACTTGTTCTAGGTGCTCGCACTCTATAACCCAATGACACGAAACCGTTTGTTGCGGTATCGTCCAAGTTTCCACTATCCGTTGCATAACGTTGTGCAAACCCAAACATTCCGCTTTGTTGTCCAATTAGCATTGGTTGTTTCATCATTTCGGTTGGTACTGTAATGCCCTGCATTAACAAATCGATTATATATTCGTCATCGATTCCATCATAAGCAGCTCTTATTTTTGCAAACGCTGCTGTTTTTCGCGCTTGCTCTATATCTGCTAATGACAACGTAGCATTACCATATTGTGTATTTTCACTTAATTCTGCCCACATTTCAGTAAACTGATAATGTGTTCCAATATCTGTAATGTCGCCGCCTACATTATATGGCACATATGCATGTGTTGGTTGCAATGCATCATTCTGGTCTGCTCGTCTATTACTCTCAGATCCATCACTTTCGTTATGTAAAAATTTAGACACTACTGGTGCTTTAAATGTTAAACTATTTAATGATACTTCCCCATCGATAAGCTTTTGATCAAAATCAGCCATAATATGACTGTTACCTTCGTTTGGCCAAAATGCTTCTGCTAGGTCATGCTCAAATTCGTTTCGCAAACTTAAACTTGTTGAGCGTGCCTTACGTCTATGGTTTACAATCGCATTATATGCTTGCACATATGCGTTATTCATATCAGCTGCGCCGTGATGAATTCCCATAGTTCCGTAAAATTCTGCACGTCCGTTATCGCCAGTATCCATATCTGTCGGACTACTGTCAGTAACAACGCTTGACCCGTTATAGTACTTATTCTTTTCAAAAAAATCGACTTGCGACCCCGCTATTCCGTTTTCTTTGCTATAACTTCTATTCAGCTCTTCTATTGACCCGTTAAATTGGTCAAACGCTAAATATGGTACAAAATATGTCATCGCTTTTGCGACAATTGCGTTAACTGGTTTTTCTGATGTTTCCATCATTTCCACGGACACATTTACGTTTCCGCTAAACCCTTCTTCCCGCAATACTGGATCTGCTTTTAAAGGTAATATCTTACCCGCATCTCCTGACGTTAATACTCTACCTTTCGACATTCGCCTTGTGCGTGAGAAACTCACTGGCACGTTAGGTATTAATTCTGTATTTCGCATTTACTTTCTCCTGTTTATTATGCGTTTAATAATTGCTCTTATTTTTTTGCACTTTGTGCATTTCATCTAACTCTTCTGCCTATTGGAAAAGCTTTTACTGCCCAATCTCCGCCTGTTTGCCTAATTGTTTTAAACCCTGCAGGATCAAACAATCCTGAGCTTGCATGCAACTGTTCCGCTGCTTCCATTGTTGCTACTCCTGTGGCCATTTCTGATGGGCCACTTTCCGTCAACTCTGGATTCAATATTGGATACATTGATCCATCCGTTTGATCTAATACGTAAATATATTTTGGAACTGTTTCGAACTGCGTCGTCGACGCATACATCATATTTCCGTGTTTATCTTTTATTCCCAACGGAACTGCTTCAGGCTGCTCTTTTCCTAAATCAGCCGTCATACTCCTTATTTGCGCTCTCATTAAACTTTTCTGCAATTGATCCATTCTCGATTCATGCGTGTATTGTTTTTGTCTTGTCAGCTCTGACAAATACGTATTTGTTGCTGCTTCCAATCCTGCAGCTAACGGGTTCCGTGATAGAGTAGGGGCTTCA